AGTGCGAACGTTTCCTATCTTGCCCGCATTTCTGAAATAATCCATTATGCTCATTTAGTTCCCCACCATTCCCGAGCTTTTTCTCGTTTCTCCATATTCTCCAATAACTGCACAGTGCCGAACACAGAAGCATCGAATAAGTCTATCCTCTGCTCTGGTGATACCTTTTCGTACTGCACCATATCGTCTGTTTTTTCTATCGCTCTTACATTCTGAACACAATACTCATACGCTTCAGAGTGCAGATAATATAATTTCTTGTCTTTGGCTGCCTTTTCGATATGTCTGAAGCCCTGTGACTTCACATAGTAATACTGTGGTTGGTCTACGATCTTGAACTTCTTGGACTTCATCAGCAGGAAGAACTCCCTTGCGAACTTCCTGTCCTGACCTATTACTTTGATGTTGAAGCCCATATTCCGCATATCACAGAACCACTCGACCACGTCCGAATAGTTGACCGTTTCAGAATTGCACATAGTCAGCCAGCCATCGTCAGCCCAACCGAACAACGGTATGTTGTCCTCGTCCGCTTTCCTCGCTGCCTGTGTCACCGGGAAGAAAGCATGAGTTATTATTATCAGCGTTCCCTTATACTCACCTACAAGTGCAGCTGCTGTGAGGTCGTAAGTCCTCGATAAATCTGCACCGCCGTACCACTGGATAGGGAGCTTTGCCAGATCCTCAAGGGACCAGTCATACTGTTGATCAGAGGACCGGAACTCCTCAACGTTGAACCACGCCTTTATACCGGCAGTAAATACGTTCAGCGACTTACTCAGAAAGTCCTTACGATCCTGCGGGCTGTTTAGGGCTTGCATTGCGTCGTTCATGATCTCATCCGGTCGGATAGTCACTCCGTAGCCCGGATTAGCCATCTCCTGAACTTCGGCGTTCGTATAATCGACTTCGCCGGTGTTCTCATCCACAGGAGCACAGCACATAAAAATGAAGTACTGTTCATCCTTTACGGTGCCGTTCAACACCTTTCTGCAGTACTCCACTCTGTTCGCCAGGAAGCCCTGGGCGTTATCTCCCGCCGTACTGATTCCGATCAGGAGCTTGTTTGTATATGCTTTCATTGCTTGCTTGAACAGGTTGTACTGTTTAGCTTTCTTGAAAGCGTGGATCTCATCGACTATAGCAATGTTACAGTTGAGAGAGTCCTGAGCGTCAGGATTCGAAGCCAGCGCTCTGATATAGAACGAACCGTCCGACAGCGTTGCTGTCAGTGAATGTTCGTTGTTGTTATCTATGATCTTTACGCACCCGCCGTCCTTCTCGTCTTCTCCCATCCTCTTGACGTTGTAATTCAGAAAGTCGAAGCTCTCAAGTGACTGCAGCAGTGCAGCTGATGCGATATATGTTGTTGCTCCTGATGCTCTGTACCATATCGACAGCGCCCAGGATAGCGCAGCAGCGAATGTCGTTTTGACATTCTTTCTCGGAATAAAAATAAGCGCTTCATGAAAGCGCACTATATTGGTTCCCGTCAGCTTGAAACCAAGCAGGTTGTATATGATGAATTTGTGAAACGGCAATAACAGAAACGGCTTCCCCCGCAGCGGAGTCCCGTCGAGACTCTCACCTTTACGATGACAGAGCGTGCTCTCGATAAGGCCGATACAGAAGTCGGGTGCCTTGCAGTCCATGTAGTACTCAGGATTGTCAAGATCGTTATAGAATCGTTCAACGGCCTGTTTAAGTTCAGGACACGCTGCCTTCTTCCCGCTTCTGATACTGTCGGCATACTCAAGGACCTCGCCCCAGTACTTACCCTTAATCTTTGCTGAGCTGCTCAAGAGCTATCTCCAATGCAGTTTTCTTTGGTTTCTCAGTTTTCATAGCCGTATCGTTTATCCGTTTCAGTCCGGCCGGTGTCAGTCCCAGATCCCTCCAGTATGTGAGCGCTGTCTTGTTCAGATCGTCGATCACTATCAGCATCGGGTTCTTTGCGATGTTAGTCGCACCGGCCTTATTTGTATGTTCTACTATCGGTTCACCACCGGAAGCATAGAATTTATCGCAGGCATTGTCCCTGAGATCAAGGATCTCCGCCAGGGTGTCGATGACATCATCAAAATATTCCCTGTATGTTCCTGCGTTTTCACTCGCTTCTGTGATTTTTCGGCGCCATTCTTCCTTATTCATGCGCTTTTTACTCCCGGTTTTATCCCCTCTTATGTAAAATTAACTCCGAGTTGGAGATGGGGGTATGCGGCGTTGTATGGTTGACGATATACGCAGCGCGAGACGGGGCGGGTACCTCTGCAGAAAAAGAAAATATTATTTCAGATCAGGAGGGAACCCGCGTCTCTTCAGTCTTCTCTGCAAAGTTATTCCTTCCGCCGTCAGCTCATGGCTGTCCCTGTCGTGCATCATGTTGTGTGCAGAGTCAGACAGCGAAATTAAATTCCAATCACACCACTCATACTCAGGAAACTTTTCTGCTGGAAAAATATGATGGACCGTATTCGCCGGTATGCGTTTGCCGTATCGTTTCGAGTATTGGCACGTGTAATCATCACGCTTGAGTATTCGTTCCCGCAGTCTCAACCACCGCTTGCTTTTATAATTCATATGTCTGTAATACAAAAGACCGGAGCTGGTCCGGTCTATATGTAAGAAGATTAAGTATCATGGTCAGAACTCATTAACAACTTCTGACAATATCATTTTAAAATGTATCCGTATGCACTTCCATACTCTAATCATCGAGCATACTCTGTACGATAGCCAGCGCTCTTCTGTGCGCTTTGTGTACACCCGTCCAGCTCATAGGTATGTTCACGCAGATCTGTTCCCATTTATACAGAGCGATGTATCTCTGGTACAGTACTTCACCTTCGATTCCTCTGACCTTGCTGATGACCTCAAACACTTCCTGTCTCTTCTCGATAGCATCCAGTTCTGCGATCTTCCACTTCATGGCAGCGTCCGCAAGTCTTATGGCTTTGTCTTCTGTCTTCCTGGATATCCCCGTTCCATGTGGCATACCAGGCTCACCGCCCAGTGTAGATCCTATTGCATCTATCTTCTCAGTTTCCAGTTCGTATTCTTCTTTGAAGTACCGTGCCTTCTTGTCCAGATCCTCGTACTGTCTCAGATATTCCTTCGCTCTCATTAACGTGTTCCTCCCAAGTGACGTATCCGTCCTGCTCGATCTCCTTGCCGTCGATAATGTCTCCCGGTTTATTTGTCATATCTCTGCACCCTTACTTATTCATTCGGTTTAATCCATCCGCAATCCGTCTGCGGTTCGTCCTTCGGCTCATACACACAGCACTTCCAACGATTATTCTTGCATCTGTCATAATTCTTGCACTTCTTGCAATCTTTCTGTGGTTCGTCCTTGTCATCCGTCTGCGGAGTATCTTTCGGTTCGTAACCGCTCGGAACACAATATTCATCAAGGCTATTGGATATGCAGTTATCGCACCCCTTGTGGTTACATATATCGCAGTAATCGTGTGTCTTTATCCTTTCCGTCTGCGGAGTATCGGCTACTCTGCTTATCATGTCATTCATTATCTTTCACCTCAATCTTTCCGCTCATAAGGTCTGGCAATAGAGCGTCCCGAAATTCTGCTAAGTATCTGTTTTCCTCGTTGTTGAGATACACGATCATCTGCTTCCAGTGGTTCAAAAAATCGAGAATCAGCGGATGTATTCCGTCTTTTGTGCTGATTTGTATTTTGATTCCGTCATCTGCCCCGAAAGAGATATTATCCTCTTTCAGTGCCTTTTGTCCGACAACTCCGAAAGACGCCGATAAATCAGGTTTGTCAATGTTCATGCAGTCATAGCCGAGACGTTTCGCAGCAGTCCGATTCATCCGTATCTTGATAGCGTTTTTCTGCCGGATAATACGGTTATAATCATTGGCAATGTCCTCGAATGACCTGTGCTTTTCCTCTGTCGAAGTCTCAAGATAACGACGTGGCACAAGATTGTAATCCGGTTTGGCGATTTCTTCCGGCATTATCCATTTGCACAGGTTCGGCTCGTCTTGCTTGGACTTGAGAAAGTCAACGCATTTATACATCACATCATCAGGAATCACATTTACCGTCTTGTGATATGTCCGCCCTGTGTGAGAATTACCGCCGAACTGCCCTCTCTGATCTCTGACTTCCTCTTTGCAATGCTCTTTTAAGTCCATCATCGCAATCTTACGAGTATCTTTGCGCTTATCAAAAATCAGCAGACATGTTGGAATGTTGGTGGATTCGAACATGTTTGACGGAAGTGTGATAACAGCAAGTAGGAGATTCTGCTGTATAAGCTGTTGCCGGATTTCCTGCTCTGCCTTGATTCCTGAAGAAAGAACGACGTTCGGCAGTAGAAAAACCGCCCTGCTGTCTGCCAATCCCAACCCCGAAAGAATAAATGCATAGTTCGCATTTTGTTCCGGCGGGATTGTGTAACCGGAATATTTCGGCATGAATCCTGCCATTGCAGGAGGCTGCCATCGCATGTTGTACGGTGGATTTGCAATCAGGTTATGCATCCGAACATTTCCCCCTTTCTGATTGTCCATTCATTTGTCGGTTCTTCATCCGTTAATGCGTCCATCTGGTAAACATCACAGCGGATATTCCGCAGAACCATGTTAAACAGCAGAAACGGTATCACATTACCGTCAATCTCGATTGCCTTAAATTCCAAGTCATGGTTTTGATTCCATTTCTGGATTATCAACGCTCCCGATCCTGCACACATGTCAGTGATTATCTCACCATCTCCGGCAAGCATCCCCATAAATTGAGCAAGCGATTTTGGAGTATAATCCTGCTTTTTTTCTTTGCGGTCTGCGAGATAGTATTGATAAATCATCTGCATCCAGTCGATGCTTAAATCTCCGCCAACCAAATCACAGAAGGCTTTGAGTTTATCAGTGCTACTGATATTTCTCAAAAGTGCAGAGCCGAGGTCGTCAGTGCCATCAACTCCGAACAATTCTAAAGTTCTGTCTGTTAATTCTTTCAGATCCATTTATCGTCCTCCGCGCCCATCCTCGCCCCGCAGTTCGGGCAATACGGTATCCCTTTTTCTTCGGGGTCACAATCAAACGGTGGATACATTTCACACGCTGAGCAGTACCATCCGTCCTCTGCAAGTTCCCATTTCCCATGTCGCACGGGTTCTGCGTCTATGGTTGGCTGAACCTCTACCCAATGCTGAAATTTACCATCGCTTAAATGATACTGTTCAATATCACGCATCAGCGCATTCGCATCAATCAGTCTCTGCATGTTCTTTTCTCCATATCCTGTCAATGTAACGATGAATGCATTCCGGTTGTGGTTCTGAATATTGGCAACGTTCTGAGCACCATTCTCCGTCATCTGTAAGTTCATCGCATACGAACTCAAGACAGCCGATTTCCATTACGAACTCTGTCGGCACTGCGTCTATGGTTGGCTCATCTTCAACTATGTTTCTTGCGAGCCGAATGCCGCATCTTATTGAACCCATCACATCGTCAAACGGCGGTATCCCTTTGTCGATTTCCGCTTGGAGTTTATCTCTCAGCGCATCCGCATCAATTAGCCTGGTCATAGTAATTTCTCCAATACCATACTGAGCACGATCAGGAACGCGCCCACGACTAGGACGAAGGCGCCGACTGCCACTATCAGCAGACCGAACT